CTAATTGGCGGGCACCACAAATTCTTCGCGGCGCGGTCGGCCGCCATCTTTTCCAGGGATGAGAACGACGATCACGCAGGCCGGCTGCCCGCCTTGCTCGGTCTGCGAGACATTGGCAAGCTGGCCGCCGTTCTGCGCGGCGACCTGCTGTCCGATCGCATAGCAATCAGCGGCGTTGCTCGGCCCGGTCTCGATGCCCAGCATCGAAAGTGCGAACACCCCGGCCGCCCCAAGGCGGAATATGTGGCGAAACGTCATCATGACACGCTTTCTAGCGCATCGCCGCTGAACGGGGAATGAACGATTCATACATCTCCAGCCTGGGGGTCAGAGCCGTTAGCCTGGGGGTCAGAACTGTTGCCGCATCTACCCGATCTTGCTCTGCGCACCCAGCCGGCCAAAAATCGCAACCAGCCCGCTTATCGCCGTGATCGCCTGCAGCAGCGTCTCCGTCAGAGCCGTATTGTCGATACCGGATACCGGGAGTCCGACGATTCCTGCGATAGCCAGTACGACGGTGACCACCGAAGCCCAGATCGTTCGGGAAAGATACCAGGGTTTGCTGTCAGTCATTTCTTATCCTCGTTTTTTGGAGTTTCATGAAAGGGAAAGGCGTCGCGTCGTGGGCAAACCCCAGCCAGCCGAAAGGCTCAACTGGCGCACCGTGACATCGATCTCGTCCGGCGGGGTTCCGAAGTCGGCAGCGATCTGGGAGCTTCCATAAAGAAGGTTCGGAGCGGAGGCCGACGCGGTTCGCACGGTCGCCCCGCCGGCATGTGCGATCTCGACCTGATATTCCTCGTGTTCCTCGCCGAGCGGGATGTCGCTGGCAATCCAGTTGTCGGCGTCGATGCGTCCCCGCCGGACCCATGACAGCAAGACGCCCTCCGCATCACTTCTGGAGCGGAGATGCACCGGCGCAAGCGGCAGCAGTGCGCGCCCGCCGCCAATTTCGGAGTGAGCCGAGAAACTTGCCTCCGACAGATCAGTGCCAGCGGGGCCAACCCGCCAGTTGAGCAGAAGCCCCGTCTCGCTCGACAGCAGGCCGGCGGCCTGCACCCTGTCATCCAGCACCAGCACATGCGCCTCGGCAGCGGCCCCTGCCGCCGTCGCGTCGTCCGTGCCCAGTTGACCGCGAAGCAGGGAAGTCAGCCGCCAGGTATCGGCGGTGATCTCTTCGGCCGTCTCAAACTGTACGACCTCCCAGCTGCCGGTCGCCGCGCGCACGGCGATCGTGTTTGCTCCATTCAGCAGGAGAGCCCGGCTGACAGTCGAAAAAGCGCCCGAAACGAGTTCCACCGTGATCGCCGCCGAATGATCGATCCGGCCGACCACGCCCGGCGCCAGAGGCTCGACCAGCGTGCCGATATCGGCGGGTCGGGCGAGTGTAGCCCGCTGTACGAAGCCGCTGTCTTCCGGCGAGGCGAAGACGACCTGGCTTTTCCACGGTCGCTGCCACGCCGCCACGCGGAAATGCTCCTCGGGGCTTCCTGTCCCGACGCCCAGGGGCAGGTCAGCAAAAACCGCCAGTGGTTGCCCCACGATCATCGGCGGTTCGGCGACCGCGCCGCGATTGGCGGAATGCCAAGCCATCGGCGCAGTCCGCACCACCTGCCGCGCCACGACGCGCCGCACCAGCCCGTCCTCGATCTCGGTGACGAGATATTCGGAATCCGACCCTGGCAGGCGCACCAGCGCACCCGGCAGGATATCGGCGTTTGGCTGGGCGACAGCAAAGCTCACCCGCTCGCGCTCGCTCCACACTCCGCGCTGCCGGTCGGCAGCCAAAGCCATGCCCTGCCCCGCCTCCATGATGCCCGCAAAGCCGATTGCATGCTGGCTGCCGGTCGGCACGCCATGCCAGGCGTTGCTGACCGAAACGACCTGATAATCCAGCATCGGTTCGCGGAAACTCAGGACCGTTTCTGACGGCAGCTGATGGTCCGGCGAGCGCACGCGCTCGATCACCGTGTCGCGTCCGTCCGACACCATTTCCGCAATTTCGATTGACGCGCGACCGGTCCGTCCCCCGAAAACAAGTCTCGATGCCGTCTCAAGGACCGAAAGGCCGAACAGGTCGACCAGCGGTTCCAATGCGCCGCGCGCCGAACCCGGCTCGTCAATCACATATCCATGCAACGTTCCGTCGGCTTCATCCACTTGCGCCGCCGGCAAACCATGATCCGCGAGGATCGCGTTGATCGTTTCCCCGACGGTCGGGTTACCCAGCCTGCCGTTCAGCCAGTGGCCGTAGTGCCAGTTGCCATGGTCGGCCCAGACGTTCGACTGAAGCGGAAAAGCCGGATATGGCCGCGCGTCCCACGCCCAGACATACAGCCGGTCTGGATCGACCATGCGTTTGCCATCCACCGTCGACGCCGGATTGTCCGCCTCCTCGAAATCGTCGCCATCGGGGTCCCAATGCCGATGATGCGCTGCAAGCAGCCGCTGCTGCGCCAGATCGCTTCGTCCACCGTCGGAAAAATGCGGCAGCTCTCCCTCCGTCGATTTTGGATCGCCGAAGACGTTTGGCTGGTTCGGACCCTTGTCTGTCGCAGGCCCGCCAATCTCCGTGAACATGAACGGCCTGCCCTCAGGCACCCAGTCGGTCGGTTCTGCCGTCTCCACCCCGCCGATGCGGTTGTAGTGCGGCTGCGACCACCAGCCTTTCAAATCCTTGAAACGAAACACCCAGGGCTTGCCGTAAGCGCCGTCGGTTATCGCCGCGCGCTCCCGCGTCCGCCGCTCCGCGAAACCGGGATAGTACCAGTCGAAACCCTCGCCGCCCGAGATGCCGGCGCGCAATCCTGTCGGATCGTACGGCCCCGAACACCCGTCGGGATTTCCGCCTGCGTAGTCGGCGTCGCGCCAATCGGAGAGCGGCATGTAATTGTCGATGCCAACGGCGTTGATGGCGTCATGTGCCCACAGCGGGTCGAGATGGAACCAGACGTCCCCCGAACCATCTTGCGGATGATAGCCGAAATACTCGCTCCAGTCGGCGCCGTAGGTGATCTTCGTCGCGCTTCCGAGCATGGTGCGCACCTCCCCCGCCAGCGTGCAGAGCGCCTCCACGAACGGAAAGGCGTCGTCCTCGTCGCGAAGCGTCGTCAGGCCGCGCATCTCGCTGCCCAGCAGGAAGGCATCGACGCCGCCTGCCGCCTGCGCCAGCTTCGCATGGTGCAAGATGAAGCGCCGGTAGCCCCAATCGCCGGATGAACCGGAGAAATGAACCGTGTTGCCCGAGGCTGAGAACTGTCCCGGCAGCGCACTCCGGCAGAACTCCTCGACCTGCTCGCGCGCGACATCCGTGCGGTCCACCGTCTCAGGCATCAGCGGCGCGGGATTACAGGTGATCCGACCCCGCCAGGGATATGCGGCCTGGCTGTCATTGCCATAAGGGTCCGGCAATGCGTTGCCCGTCGGTATGTCCATCATGACGAACGGATAGAGCGTCACCTTCAGGCCGCGCGACTTGATCTCGGCGATCGCCGCCATCACGCTGCGGTCGGACGGGGTCCCACCGTAGGCCGCCCCGCCATCATGGGTCGAGACCACCATCGCTCCGCCCCGCGTAACGCCCGAGACCTGCCATGCCTGCGAGAACCCAGAGCCGTTCGATGTCGTCACCGCTGGCCTGACCTTGCAATGCCCTGCCCGTAGGTCATCACCAAACCACGCGACCACAAGCGCGACATGCTCAAGGTTCGGGCACAGCATCTGCAGTTCATCCAGCGACGCCTCGAGGTCGCTGGAGGCGTGCAGCACGTGGCGATTTACGGCTTCGGTCTGTCCCTGCCGATGCTGCCGCGTCACCAGCGTTGGCGAGAGCCCATATTCGGTCGCGCCGGGAATGAGCGATACGGCCCGGATCATCTTCGGCAGTTCGCCCACCGGTCGCAGCACCTCGAACTGGAATTGCGGAATGCGATTGCCGTAGTCCGCGAGCGCCATGCGTTCGATGACCACGTAAGCCGTCCCGCGATAGGCGGGCGCGTTGCCGGCCCCCTGTTTCGCGCCGATGAGCGGATCGATTGCCTGCGCCTCGCTGCCGAAATGCACGCGCAGCTCGAACGTGTTCCTGTCGATCTCCCTGCCATCTGCCCAGACGCGCCTGATACCGGCGATTTCGCCCTCGCACAGCGCAAAAGCCACGCTCGCAAAATAGCTGTATTCGGTCACCTTCGGCCCGCTCTTGCCCTGCCGGCTGGTCGAACTCCGTTCCTCGAAACGGGTCGCCCAGATCATTGTCCCGCCGACGCGCGCGGTGCCGTAGATGCGGGGAATCGCAGCGCCTTCTTCGGCCGTGAAGGGCCGAGCTCCGGAAAGCCGAGGTCCATCGATGCGACGCGTGCCGTTGATCAGCGCCTGGTCGATCGAATAGCCGGCCATCGCGCCGGCGGCGGCACCGATCGCCGTGCCGACAGGCCCGAGCAGGCTGCCGAGCGCAGCGCCCGCGACCTGAAGCAGGATGGTTGCCATCTGGCTTCCCCTCGATTCAGTTGTCTTTCAGATGTCTGGAAAGGCGAACACGCCGGCGATGCGGCGACGCCATTGCGGCACCAGCGCCGAATCCGTCACCGCCGTGCCCTCATACGCATGCACGAAGCGGTCCGGCCCGGTCAGGATACCGGCATGCTTCGCTGGCAGGTGTGGCCGCCAGCGGAACAGCAGCAGGTCGCCGGCGGTAATGTCTTCACGCGACTTCACCCTGAAATGCCGCCGCATGCCATCAAGCAGCCGTTCCTCGCCCGTTGCCTCTGCCCAGTCCGGCGCGTATGGGCCCGGCAGTTCCGGTGGAGCGCCGTAGAGTGCACACCAGACGCCCATGACGAGCCCGATGCAATCGCAACCGACTCCTTTGCGCGTGCCCTGATGGCGGTATGGCGTGCCAACCCATGACCGCGTTTCTGCAACCACTTCGTCAGCGACGCTCATGGCACCAGCGGCTCGCCGTCGAACCGCCCTCCGTCGACCACATAGCCATAGGCAGCGTCGTTTCCGGGCAGATGCGGAAAGCCCCGGAAATTCAGCGTGTTGGCGAATTTCGTCTTGCAGGTCGCGAACTTCTTGTCGCATCCCGCGACGATCACGAACGTATCGCCCTCAGCCACCGAACCGCTGCCGCCCGGTTGCAGCACCAGCGTCGTGCCCGCTGCATCCATGCGATGCATCTCGACGCGTTCGCGGCGTCCCTCGCGCATGCCGGAGGTCCATGTCAGCACCCCAAGCGCGAACCACCCGGCCGCAAATGCGTCGAGCCCTGACACGACCAGCGTTGAGGCCATCTCCACAACCTCCACCGCGCCCGTTCCCGTGAAGGCCGGATCATCAAGGCCGAACCCACACCGCGCGTCGCCAAGCTCCGCGTCGCATGTCCGGCTGACGAAGCGGCCCGAGGGCCGATCCAGCGAGTGTGCCAGGCTTTCCAGCTCGGCGACGAAGCGTCCATCGGTTCGCGTAATCCTGCCCACCGTCGCCTTGCGCAGCAACACGAAATCGTCCGGCTGCCGCCAGTTGACCAGCAACGTCTCGACCGTCGCCCCGTCATAGAGCCCAGCGGCGATGTCCTCGTCGCTGATGTCGTCGGACGAAAGCGCACCCTCGACATCGACCGTATCCACAGCCAGCCCCAGCGTATCGCGGGCTTCGCTGGCGGCGAGCCCCGTCTGCGGCGCGAAGACCGTCGCCCCCACGGTCAGTCGCCGGTCGTGGTCGGTGTAGCCGGCCACATGTCCGTCCTTCCGCGTCAGTCGCCAGCAATGGCATACGGTCGTGACCGTGCGACCCAGATGCGCCGCCAGCGTTTCTGGCCAGGCGCTCATGTCAGCACCTCGATCAATGGAATGGACGGGATCTGTCCTGCCTTGAACGCGGTGAGGCTCACGGACAGCCGCTCGGCGTCGAATCGGACAGGCACATCGAATTCATATCCGGCCGTCACGATCGCATCCTCAGGCGGAATACTGTCCGCCTCGAAAACCACCTCGCCGGTCTCGACATCGAAGCTCCAGTGGTCTGCCGCGACTGCCTCGCCGCTGACGGCGACCAGCAGTGCCTCGATCACCGGCCGAGCGATGAAGCGCTGGTAGGCGTCTTCGCCCTCGCCATATGTCTTGATCAACGCAAACCGCGCCCGCACGCCATCCCCGACACCCAGCACCTGGTCCGCGGCCGACATCGTTTCATCCGGCCGGCACGACTTCATGTCGAAGGGATCGCGGAAGCGGAAGGCATGCAGCGAACCACGCCTTGCCTCGAAGAAGGCCAGCACATCATGCAGGTCCGACAGCGAGCGCACGCCCGTCCCCGCATCGAAATGCCGGCGCGACTGGGAGAAGCGCGCATTGCGTTTCTCGCGCCCGGATGTCAGCGACACGATCTCGTTGCGCCGCTCCGGTCCGCCAGTCGCGCCGAACGCCACGCCGGGCGGAAAACGCACGTCATGAAAGCTAGAAAGCTCGGCCAAGCATTATCTCCATTTCTAGAATGTCCGCGCGCCGCGAGACACGGCTCTCGCCAGCATCCCCGTCACCTGCGCTTCCGACTTGCGGAACGAAGAGGCGTCAGGCGTCGTCACGTTGAAAACGACATTGACGCTCCCGCCGCCACCCGCTGAAGCCACGCCGAGCCGCCCATCTGCCGAACGCTGCAGCGGCAGGATCGCTTCCGGCCCTGCCTCACCCATCACACCGACATTGCGGCCAAGCGGAAAATAGCTGGGCGCCGAGACCACGCCGCCCGAGGCAAACGGCACGACATGTCCCGGCACGCCACCCTTGGCGAACGGAATCAGCCCCGTCAGTCCGCCAAGCAAATTCGAGAACAGCGATCCGGCCAGCGACTGCAGCGGCTTCAGGCCCTGCTCCAGCGCCATCCCTGCGAGGTTCAGCCCGATTCTTCGTAAGATGTCGTCCAGTTCCTTGCCGCTGAAGGCCGCGCTCTTCAGCGCGCCGGTCAGTTGCGACCCGAAACTCGCTGACAGTTTTTCGAGGTTCTGCAACGCGTCCTGAAACGGTTGCGTGTCGGCATTTATCCGAACCGTCACATCCTCAGCCATCGCGCCTGTCTTCCTTTCCTCCCGTGTCAGGGAACCGTCTCATCAACTCGGCCAGGTCGCCGCGAGCGGGTGCGGCGCGCCGATCGCCGCCCAGCACGCTTATTGCCCGCTCCATTTCGCGCGGGGTCATCGACCAGAAGTCTTTTGGTGAAAGCCGCAGCAGGCCGAACGCCGCGGCCATCACGGCGTCCCACGGAAATTCGGTTGTGGCGCCCGCTGCGGCATTCAGGGGTTTGGCGGTGCGGCCTCTGGCCCTGCGCCAAACGTAGTCGTCAGCAGTTCGGTGACGATCGCAGCGAAGCCGGCAACGCCGTCGTCGGAATGCATCGCACCAACGTCGTCGTCCGACACATCCTGCCCAGCGCCACGCAATCCCGCGCCAATAATGCGGATCATGTCGAGCGACGACAGCCGCCCACGCGAAAAGCGCTCGACCAGCGCCCCGAGATCGTCGGCCACATAGGCAGCCTCGAGTTCCGCCAGCGCGCCGAGCGTCAGGCAGAGCCGATAGGTCCGCCCATTGAGTAAGGCGTCGATTTCGCCGCGCCGCCTGTTCGCGCTCATGCCGCCACCACGAAGCTCACCGGTCCCGCCGATTCCAGCGCCACCTCGAAGGTCACTTCGCTGTCGTGGCTGCCGGTATATTCCAGCGCAGTGATCTGAAACGCGCCTTCCACGGTGCCGAAATCCGGTACAGCAAGCTGCCAGTCGCCGATCGCGCCGGCGAAAAAGCGGGCACGGATCAGCGCGTCGGATTCCGCATCCTTGAAGATGCCGGATCCGCTGACGGACGCACGCTGCACGCCGCTGCCGGCGAGCAGTTCGCGCCAGCGTCCCGCAGAGTCTGCGTCCGTGATGTCCACCGTCTGGCTGTTGAAGGCGATGCGCTTGGTGCGCAGCCCGGCGACGGTCACGAAACTTCCTTCGCCATCGCTGTCGATCTTGAGCAAGAGGTCTTTGCCCTTCTGTGCGACCATCTCCGGTCTCCTTGGCTGAATTGTATGGAATTCTGTAGGCGGAACCGGTTGGCCCGGCTCGACGTCAGGCCGGTTCCGTCACCGCCCGGAACCGCATCATCCCGTGATGCGCCTCGTTGCGCTCGTCGTAGCGCGCCTCGGAAAACTCGAGCCGCAGGTTGACCAGCGCATAACCATCAAGCGCCAGCGCGCCGTCGTGTAGCGTCTCGCGCACCTGATCCATGATCTCGAGCGCCTCTTTCTTTCCCTTGCCCCGCGACCAGACATGCAGCGTAAAAATCTGCTCCGTCCCGCTCTCGGTTCCCGTACTCCAGTCATGGACGCTCGTGCGCCCGAAAGTGATGTAAGGGAAAGGCACGTTGGCCGGTGCGTGGTCGAGGATGCGCGCGCCGACGAGGTCAGCCAGCGCCGCGTTCACGCCCAGCGCCGCGAAGATCGCTTTCTGCAGTTCAGCGGTCGAACTCATCGCCAGCCTCCCGTGCATGACGCTGCGCTTCATCCGAAAGCAGGGCGAGCGTTGTCTCGTTGCGCTGCGTCCTGCTGCGGCGAAGGTCGTCCGCGTCCTCGACAAGGTGATGCGCCCTTATGCGCAGGGCGCGGACAATGCCGTCCAGGGTCAACTGCATCGTCAGTTTCACAGGCCCGACTCCCGAACGCGGCAGACGACGTAGCGGCGGGAATCGTCGGGATCGTGCACCGTCACTATGTCGAAAATCCTGTGCTGCCGGGCCAGGCGCATTCCGCTCGTCACGCCGCTTCGCCATCTCATCGTGATCCTGTGTGTCACTGTCTCCAGTGTCTGATCCGCGCCGAACATGCTCGACGCCGAAACCGGTTCGATCCGGGCAAAGACCGTCGCCACCTCCGCCCAGGTTTCGGTGTGCCCGCCAAGCCCGTCCGGCGCCGTCGTGCACGCCTGCAGCGCAAATTCGCTGCGCAACGCTCCCGGATCAATGAACAACGTCCGCATCAGAGCCTCCGCGATCGGTGCGACGCGACGATCCGCTCGTACGCCGCCGGGTAGGAAACCGGCTGGTCCGCCGGGCCGAAATGCGCCCGGAATTCGTACCAGTGCCCGACCAGCAGCAGGATCGCGCGCTTCAACAGGTCCGGCACGTCGGTACCCGCCTCGCCGTGACCCGCAGCGAAATCGATCTCGATTCCGTTGAAGACCCGCAGGGGCTCCGGCCGTTTCTCGAAATGCAGCCGCGCCGGCCTCGACAGCGTATCGAACTGGTAGTCCGCCGGATCGACCAGCGAAGCCTCGCCCTCGGTTCCGTAGGCGGTCACCGACAGCACTTCGCGCACGGGATGGATCGTCAGCAGCGCGCAGCCCTGGCTCGGCCAGGTATCCAGCGCCAGCCGCCAGCTCTGGTCGATCAGCGCGATGCCGGTCGTCCGTTCCAGATCCTCGCGCGCGGCACGGACAAGACCTGCAAGCAGCGTGTCCTCACTGTCATGCGCGATCCTCAGATGCTGCTTCACCTCGGCAAGTGTCACCGGCTCGGCCGCCGGTTCGACGGTTCGATAAAGCGTCATGCATTCATCTCTCGATTGAAGAAGGGGCGGTCCCGGCCCATGGCATTTGCCGGGACCGCTCGGCTCGCGCTCACCAGGAGGTGACAACCAGCGCGAACCAATCAGCTTTGGTCGTGGGCGAAGCTCAGCTCTCGCCGTATTTCAGCAGCTTGATCGCATCGAAGTCCTGGACGCCGCCGCCGACGCGCTTGGTCGTGTAGAACAGCACGTAGGGCTTGGCGGAATACGGATCGCGCAGCACGCGCACACCGGTACGATCCACCACCAGATAGCCACGCGCGAAATCGCCGAACGCGATCGGCGTGGCATTGGTGGCGGCGTCCGGCATGTCCTCCGCCTCTACAAGCGGGAAGCCCATCAGCATGGCGCGGCTGCCGGGTGCCGCCGGCGGCTGCCAGAGATAGTTGCCGTCAGCGTCCTTCAGCTTGCGGATCGAGGCCTGCGTCTTGCGGTTCATCACCCAGCTTGCGTTCTGCCGATAACCGGATTTCAGCGCATAGACGAGATCGATCAGGATGTCCGACGGATCGTCGGCAGGCAGCGCGCCCGCCTCGCCGGTCGCCACATAGCCGATCTGGCCCCATACCCAGCTGCCCTCGGCGACCTTGGTGTAGTCGAGGAAACCCTTCGGCTTGTTGGTGCCGTTGCCGGTCACGAAGGCCTCGCCTTCCTGCTCGGCAAACGCTGCCTCCACCTCGGACGCGATCCACTGGTCGAGGTCGACCACCGTGTCTTCCAGCAGCGAAGCGGTCGCCGCCGGCATGGCGTAGAGTTCCGTCGTCGGGAAGGAAAGCTCGGCCAGCGTCGCCGTGGTCGTCTGCGTGCGGGACGCCGTTTCGGCCACCCAGCCGACCGCCGGCCCCGCCACCGAGAACGGCTTCTTCAGCACCGCACCCGACACCTGCCGCACCGTCGCGATCGAGCGGATCGGCGAGAGTTCAGCCAGCCGCTTGCCGATTTCCGTCTCCGTCTCGTTCGGCACCAGATAGCCGCCGTCCGGGCCGGAGCCATAGGACATCGCCTTGCTATCCAGCGACCGGATCGCCCGCTCGTCGCCGGAGCGCATATAGGCGTCGAAGGCCTGCTTGTGCTCGGAAGGCAGCGCGCGTCGGCCATTCTCCAGCGCCGGCCGCATGCGCTTCAGCGACAGGTTGTCGATCGCCCGCTTCTGCTCGTCCAGCGCCCGCGAGATGCGGTCGACCTTTTCGACCGTCAGCACGTCTGCGCCGCGCGTTTCCAGTTCCGCCAGGCGGCGGTCGTTGCTGTTCTTGAAGGCCTCGAACGTCGTCATGAACTCGTCGAAGGCGTCGGCGAGTTCGGGATGGCCGCCCGCCGATTTCGCCTCGGGCGCACGGGCAAGGTTCTGTTCCGTCATAGTGTGGTTTCCCATCTTCTGAAACTGGTTGTCGTCATCATGCGTGTCGCCTCGCGGATTCGTCCGGCAAGGCTCTCTTCCGGCGCGGCATCCCGCCCGCGCGCCAGGCTTGCGAAACCCTTCGCGATCACCGCGCGGGCCTCGCCTCTCGTCAGCCCCGCATCCCGCGTAAGCCAGCTTTCGAATTCCCTGATTGTCGGCAGCCGCCGCCTGCCCTTCACGCTGTCGATGCGCGCTTCGGGCAGCATCGGGAAGGTCACCACCGAGATTTCCCAGAGGTCCGCCTCGATGATCCGGCGCACGCCGCGCGCGGCATCCTTGCGCGCCTTCACCGCGCGAAAGCCGATCGACAGCCCGTCCAGCGCGCCGCCGCGCATCAGGCTCAGCACCTCGCGCGCCCGCGCCACGTCCCTGGTCAGCCGTCCGCGCACGAACAGCCCGCGCTCGTCCTCGCGGATTTCCGTCCACACGCCGATCGGCTCGGCCGGGTCGTGCTGGAAGAGCATGCGGATGCCCGCCGCCCCGCGCGCCTTCAGCGACGCCGCGAAAGCGCCCTTCTCCACCACGTCCTTGCCGAGATCGACGCGCCCGAACAGGCTGGCATAGCCCGAGAACACGCCGTCCGCTTCCACCTCGTCCAGCCGCAGCCCGACGAACTTGCGTTCGCCCGCCTGTGCGGCGCGTTCAGTCCTCATGCACCTGCCTCCGTCTGTTCCGGAAAATATCGCTCCAGCGCTCGAAGCCGCGCAGCAGCGGCCCCAGCGCCCACCAGGCGCAGAGGCTCGCGGCGGCCGATCCCATCAGCATGGTCTCGACCGGCCCGATCAGTTTTTCGACGCCGAGTTCCATCGCGATCTTCAGTCCGGCCGTGCCGCCGAAGACCAGCCCGCACACCACGCCGACCGCGAAGCGCACCGCCGCCTCGCGCCGGCCGTGCGGCAGGATATACGCGACCGACACAGCCGACCCCGCGACCGCGCCAGCCCCCTTGGCCGCCCACAACCAGGCGTCCTGCGAAACTTCAGACATGGTATTAGCTCCCTTGGCTGGAGATCAGGCAGTCTGCCCATACCCCACCGCCTCGCGCTTCTCGTCATCGGTCAAGAAGCCCGCCGCGCCAATCCGCGCCCACAGCGCGTCGCGCTCGGCCGTCAGACCCTCCACCGCATCGGCGTCGTACCAGAGCGCCAGCCCCTCGCCGAACGCCGGCGACAGCCACGCCGAAAGCTCCCTGGCCGTGCGCGCCACCAGCGGCAGCACGGTCATGCGGTAGAAGGCGCGGTTTGCCTCCTGATAGTTGGCGTAGGTGTTGTCGCCGGGGATGCCGAGCAGCATGGGCGGCACGCCGAAGGCGAGCGCGATGTCGCGCGCCGCGCCGTTCTTGGCCTCCATGAAGTCCATGTCCTTCGGCGTCAGCCCCATCGCCTTCCAGTCGAGGCCGCCTTCCAGCAGCAGTGGCCGGCCGGCCCGCGCCGCGCCTGAATAGCCGTCCTCCAGCTCGGCCTTCAGCCGGTCGAACTGTTCGTCGGAAAGGTTGCCGCCTTCCTTCGGCGCATAGACCAGCGCGCCCGAAGGCCGCGCCGAATTGTCGAGCAGCGCCTTGTTCCAGCGGCCGGCCGCGTTGTGGATGTCGAGCGCCATCAGCGCCGCCTCAAGCGGGGCGAAGCCGTAGTGGTCGTCGAGCGGATGGAAGAGCGACAGGTGCAGCGCGCCTGCGCCGAGCGCCACCCTTCGCTTCGTTCCGCCCTCGCGGTGTTCCAGCGCGTTCGGCCAGCCGGCCGCATCGGTGACAACACTCACCCGGTCGGGCCGCAGCAGATGCAGTTCGCGCGCTGTCTCGCCTGCCTCCACCCGCTCGACATAGGCGTTGCCCGACAGGAGCAGGTGACCGTAGAGCGTCTCCAGGAAGCTCGCGCCGGCCTGCCGCTGGTTCGGCCGTTCCAGAAGGTCGAGCAGCGGGTGCGCGTCCAGTTCGACGCCGCTCTCATAGAGCAGCCAGGGGATCAAGCCCGCCGTCTCCGCGATAAGCCGCACCGCACGATGCGCGACCGGGTTCTTCATGAATCCCTCGCGCGCCAACGCCGCATAGTCGCGCCGCGTCCAGTGCGCCTCCCCGCCCGCATGCAGCGCGACGAAGCCGGTGCCGCTCTTCCTTTCAGGCACGACGCTGCCGCCGTCCCGTCTCCAGGGCCAGTTCCAAACCATTTTTCTCTTTCTCTAAAAGCGCTTATCGAGCCGGCCGCAAACTTCGCTCCGGAACCGCAGAAAACGCCGCCAGGTGACCAGAAAAATTTGGTGACCGGCGGAGTAGAATTTGGCGACCGGCTCAGAAGTCCCGTATCCTCGGCGTCCCGCCACCCCCCGGCATCAGCTCGCCGACCGCCCAGACCAGCGCATCCACCCGGTCGGGCGAGCGTCCGCCCGAAAGCCCGTCAGGCCCGAAGTCGCACATCTCGTCCTCCAGATCGGGAAAGCGCCCGGCGTGCTTTACCCGGCCCTGCGCATAGAGTGCCGCCACCGGCTCGGCCCGCAGCCATTTCCCGCGATTGGCCCGTACCGCCTTTACCGGCACATTCTTGTCCACGGTGCGGATGACGGCCGTCACCATGTCGCCGCCCTGGTTGACCTCGGCGACGATCGCGTCAGCCTCCAGCCGATGGAACAGGCCCACCGCGACCCTTGCCCATTCCGTCGGCTTGACGCCTCTCACACTGGCGTCCGCCAGCACCACCGCCCTGCCCTCCGCGTCCAGCCCCGCCGCGACGATGCCACATGCGTCGGACGTCTTGCGCGAACTCGCCGGCGGGTCGACCGCCACCACGATGCGCCGCAGTTCGCCCGGCTCCGCCACGAACGCCGCCGCCAGCATGTCGCGCGACCACAGCGCGTCCTCGCGGTCGTCAATCAGTTCGCCGTCCAGTTCCTGCCGCCCGAGCCGCGTCCCGCCATAGCGTTTGGACAGCGCCTCAAGAAACCCGACCGCCAGATTGGCCGCATTGTCGCCGGTGGCAAGCTTGCGTTTCTCAACGCCCGCGTCTGCCAGCAACCGCTTCATCAGCCGCGTCGGCCTCGGCGTGGTCGTGATGATCTGCAGCGGCTTCGGCCCGAGCCGCAGTCCGAACTGCAACATGTCGAACGTCGCCTCCGCATTCTTCCATTTCCCTGTTTCATCGCACCAGGCCGCGTCGAATTGCGGCCCGCGCAGGCTCTCGGGATCTTCCGACGAGAACACATGCGCCACCCTGCCGTCCGGCCAGGCCAGCCGCTTGCGCGAAGGCTCGTAGCGCGGCCTCGTCCCCCGCGCCGTGGCCAGGATGCCGGACGGCCCGTCGATCATCACCTCGCGCACGTCGGAAAGCGTCTCGCCCACCAGCGCGAAGTTCCCGTATTTGTATCCATCCGGCGAAAACGGCGGCAGTCCGCGCGCCAGCGCGTTGACCCATTCGGCGCCGAGCCGCGTCTTGCCGGAGCCGCGCCCGCCGGTCACCAGCCAGCAGGCCGGCACGCCGCCAGCGGGATATTGCGGCCCATGCGCGTGGCCGACCCATTCGGCCGCGACCGTCGGCCCGAGTTCAGGAGTGATATGTTCGCGCGCCCATCCGGTCTGCGTAGTCTCGAGCCAGCTCGACAATTCTTCGGTCGATAAAGGCGAGAATATCGGCGAGTTCTTCATCGCTTCTTTTTCTGTCCTGCTGCACGGTGACGAGTTTCAGATTTTCGATCTGTTCGGCGACGCGAACCATCTGCATCAGCCCATCGATGCGGGCCTTGTCGAAGTAGCCAACCTTCATGTCCGCCAGCACCTGCTGCAGCGCCTCGAGAATTTCGGCGGCCATATCGCCGGGCGCAACGTCGCCCGCCAGTTCGACGGTTGCCTTGTCCTTGGCGATCGAATCTTTCGTCGCCGCCAGCGCGTCTACCCTGGCGCGCAGTTCCACCTCCTCGCGCACCTGCCGCGGTGTCATCACGCACATCATGGAGCCTTTTGGCGCGTGCAGCTTCGGCCAGTTCTCGCGACTGGCACGCTCACGAATGGTCGTGACGTGGCAGCCGACAATCTTGGCGATGCGTTGAAAGATCGGCGGGAACCGGCCGCGCAATTCGCGCATGCCCTCCCACTGCTCCTCTGCGAGGGGCGGATGCATGAAGTCCTCCGATGTCTTGTTGTCTGTATGGCGCCCTCCCTTCTCCCCCTGAGGGAGAAGGTGGATCGGCGCGAAGCGCCGAGACGGATGAGGGGTTTCAGGCCCGCGACCTCCGCCGCGTCCCGTCAACCACTCGCAATTTTCCGACGATAGCGAAACACTACCAAAGGACCGTCACGCCGTCAAGGATTATTTTCCTATTTGTATGTAGCAAAGCGCGACAAATCACATCGGAGTTAGTCCGTATAGGTTGGCAGCGAGGAGTAAGCGCCTCTACACCAACGAGCGAGATGGCCTTCGCCAGCGTTTCTGAACTGCGTTCACAGTGCGGAGAGGACTACCAAGTCTTGGCAGTTGAAGATTGGCGATGATGCAGGCACGAGTTGCACGAACCAGTCCCCCGAGGCAGACGAAAGCGGTTCAAAGATACGCCAAGGCGGTTGCTAACGACACCGCCAAATCCGCACGCCAAAGAAGCATTCAAGGCAAACTCTGAGTCTGACGGGGCAACGCGGAAACTAAATCGATTCGCGCCAAGTAAGGAATCGTGTTTTACTCCCCAAAGTGCGGGGGGGGATTATGACGATATTTTCGTTGGACGCATATTCCGTAGTGGTACGCGAGCGGAAGGATCAAAAACCACTTCGGTTAGGCGCATTTGATGGACAGAACCGGCTAATTGACGTCATGAGTTCGCTTCTGGCGGCGGCGAAGGGCAGGCATGACAACCTAGTTGTTCACAAGAAGTGCAGGCAGATCGAAGACGCTACGGTCGCCGGGAAGTACGTACATGGCCGGCTTTGGGCCGGCCCATACGGAACAAACAATCCTCTGGTCGATTCGGTAAGCGGTGCGCCCGCTTACGAGCAGAAGACCACCGACGCCCGAATGGAACCGTTCTTTTTCCTCTTTTATCTACCCGATGAGTTTAAGAAGGGCATATTGCTCGCGCAGCGAACAGGCCTAAGCGGCGTTAAAACGCTGCTGGCTGATCTGGTGACCAAGGATTTCAAGGTTCTTTACCCTGACTATCGACTGGACGTGTTCCCGCTGATGCCGGAACAAGCAATACAGGCGCTATTGCAGAAGTCCCGTCTTTCGGAAATCCGCTTCATAAAAAGCGAGATTCCCAGCGACTATGCCGAGAAGTTCAACAAAAATAATCAGGCGCAGGACGGCGAGATGGAGGTTATTCTCCGGCCGCGACGCAAGGGCTATCTGAATCCAGGCGCACTTATGGACATCTTTTCTAGGAAAAAGACCGCTAACGATTTCTTGGAGATGGAAGATTTCGAGCCGGACAATATCAAGGCGGAAATCGAGTCCAATGGTAGGCGGCGCATTATCGATTTCGGCCACCCCGATCGCTTCAGAGCGTCCTTTGAGATTACCGACGATATTGCGCTAGGTATGGACAATCATCCAACGCTAGATAGCCTTTTGGAAGTTGCCAAGGAATTGTCGAGTGACATAGCTGAAAAGATGAAGATACTCTGATGAGCAGCAAAATAAATGTCACAGATATCCTATCTGACCATTATGCAACGCTGCGCAATGAAAGCACTGCAAAAATAAGCATATTAGATCTTTTTGTATTCCTTGGCGCTCCTTTTTCTTTGGGAATAATCCTCTTTATCAAAAGGTTTGAAATATCCGATGCAGCCGTTACAACTATAATAACTGCAATGTCGATATTTGCAGGACTTCTGATAAATGTTCTTGTTTTGATCTACACAGTCTCACAAGGAGTAGACCAACTCACAGCGACTCGGGGAAAGGAAGATGTAGAAGCGGAAAAGCGTTTTTTGCGTGAGATTTTCGCTAACATCTCTTATGCGGTGTTGATCAGCATAGTATCAGTCATAGCGCTGGTGATGGTCGATTGGGCTGACGCCTTCGCTAAGCGGTTACTTTCGGCTGTCATTGCTGTGCTTGTCGCGCATTTTGTTCTAACGCTGATGATGGCCATCAAGCGAATCCATATTTTGCTCACTGGGCGGTTCTCCGCAGGCGACTAGGCTTGCCTCTTGCGCACCGCAAAATGGTGACGACTCTTCTGCTTAGGCGATAGGGGCTTCACCAATCCGCCGATAGGTAAGACGCTTTGCCTTCAATTATGGCAAGCAACTGGTCGTGGCGCTCGCGGTTGGTGATCTTAAGCGCCGCGCGGCGATTGTAGCGGAAATCGAACTCCGCCAATTAGCGGTGCAAGTGAGCTTCGCCGCAATGCTGGTAGACGCCGACCATGCCGCGCTTGAATACCGAGAACACGCTTTCAATCGTGTTGGAATGCGTGACAACATCAGCGCTTCAGTCGTTCACGCTGTGAGATCCAAAGGCGCACAATCTCCCCCTCTGGACGGTCCCCTCCTGCGCCTATAGTGAACCGGCATGCAGATCGAACTGAACAGTCTCTATTGGCCCGGGACGAATCCGGAGGCCGTGCGCATCCATCGGGCCTGCTTCGAGCATATCGGCGTGCCGGTGCGCTATACCGAGGAGCGCATCCGGCATGGCAGGTGGATGGACCGGGTCATCGCCGAGCGGATGGATCGCGACGGCATCGTGGCGTTTGTCGATATCGACGCGCTTGCCTACTCGCGCGCAGCTGTCGAAAATGCCTTTCGTTATGTCGAGCGAACGAAGTCGTTCCTGGGTCTCGCCCAATCCTCCAATCACCTCCAGACGCGGATGCGGATTTTCGCCGCGCCCTGTTTTCTGGTGATCTCGAAGCAGGCTTTTGACACCCTGGGGCGTCCGAGCATGATGCCGACGACGTTCGGCGACGTCGCGCAGGAATTGAGCACGCGCGCCGACGCCGTTGGCTTCCCCTATCGAACGCTCTACCCGACAGGCTTCCGCGAACTGCCGCCCCACGGCACGCCCTGGCGTCTCGGCAGCTACGGGCACTACGGAATCGGAACCGACTTCGAGGGCGGCTTCTTCCACAATTACTACGGACGAGAGGGCCGGATGGCTTCGATTTCCGAAGCGGCGGCCGCGATCATGAACGACAGCGGCCAACCCGCCACCCTGTCGTATATGTGCAGGGACGAGAAGTTCTGGAACGAGATTTCCGAAAAAGCGCCGCCCCCTGAGCCGCGACTCCGGAAATGGGCCCGCAAGCTGCGCCGGGCGTTCACGCGATAATCCGCCAATCTTCGCCGGGCGCGGTCCGCAGGCCGGGCTACCGCCTCGATGCGTCTGTACGCTTCAGGCGCTGTCAACCGCGCCGTTCGTCTGCCTGCACGTTCGTCCCGGCGCGGCGCGGCCAGCGTGGACATAATAAACCCTTAATTCACGGGAAGAGACGATAAAATATTATTTTCAACACTTGCCTCCTTTTCTATGATAAACAAAATTCTTCCGCCAAAAAAATAATAATAGGAGGATTACTTGAAGGAAATTTATTTCGTTCGCCTGATGCAATTTAGCGTGGCGCTTTTCATCGCTTGTTCCGCATATGCGATATATACTGGAATAACCTGAGGTGGCGCTGGAATTCCCGAATACCAAACGCAGCTTCGACCCCGATGGCGATTGCGTGCGGTTCGTTGGCTATGACGGCGTTTTTCAGGTCTTCTTTTCGGTTTCGGTCTCCGCGCTCGCGCCAAAGGCGAGAACCGAAGACTCCTGCCTGAAGGCGTTCGATGCCTCCGTGGCTAAAATTCACAACGTCGCCGCCAAGATCTATGCCGGGTCCAGGAAGAACAACTATCGCCTGACCTCCATAGAAGGTTGAGTGCAAGAAACGAGGCCGTACAATGAGCGACGATCAGAAATTCACTTCGCCCGTCACGGTCTTTACCGACCCGGCTGGTGGCCAGGCCACAATCACCGACATCCGATCCTGTTCGCATTTCCTTCTCAGGCAATGGCCGACCAAACGCGGCGATAAGCGTCGATCGGCGCTGCAGGCATGTTCGGACGTCAGTTCCGGCAGACGTCCTCCGGAGATCGCACGCCGGGCATTCGTTGCAGCCGCACGAGAAGCAGGCATTCTGGTCAACGCGTGA